GAATTTTGGTCCTACTCCGGTAGATCCTAATCGATATGATCCTTCTATCACGGAAGGTTTTGCCGATGTCGGATTTAAAGGAGGCACTTGGACTTTTGAGCAAGCACTCTTTGGATTCGAGGAAGGGAGCAAGAGAGTTGAATCTATGGCTACCGGTTCTAAGTGTGTTGGATGGTTTTTCAAACAACAGAAGAGAGAATTGGTGGACTTTGAAAAGAAGACGTTCCATCCTGAACTTAAAGAGAGAACACTTCAATATATTGAAGAGTTCAAGAAAGGCCCTGTACATCCAGTAGCTAAGCAGTTCCTTAAAGATGAATTATTAGTCCGTGAAAAGATTGTCAATAAGGATACCCGCATTGTCAACGCACATGACTATGCTTATAATGTCGCGTTGCGTATGTATTTTGGAGATTTTGTGCACAGAATAACTATGCATAGAACTACTTCAGGTGCTACGATTGGCGTTAATCCCCATTCAATAGACTGGGGTGCCGTTTATAGCTACGCACACAAATTTCCAAATCTTTTGGCCAGTGACCTTAGTAAGCAAGAAGCGACTATGTCTTACCCTTTCCAGTTCCTTTTTGGTGAGATGGTGATAAGACACTCAAATGATTTTACACCAGAAGATATCGAAATTGTCCGTAATATGATGAAAGGTTTAGATAGTTTCTTTTTCTTGTACAATCACAGTATTTATCAGTCATTCAGAGGACATTCCTCAGGCCATTTCCTAACCACAATCTTGAATTCATTTCAAGTCTGGATAGGGTATAAAATAGCTTTTACCAAGCTCTGCCCAGGTAAGAAGTTCGATGAACATGTGAGGCTTAAGACCGGTGGCGATGATTCAATAGGAAGCGTTTCGAACGATGTTGCTGATAAGTTCAATATGGTTACAATATCCAAGTTTTTCTTCGATACTTGGGGTATGAAGATGACTTCATCTGTTAAAGGTAAAGAACTTGAACCTTTCATTACCCCCAACACAGAAGAACATGTGTTCCTTGGGAGAGATTTCCACCGTGACAATGGTGGTAGGATAATAGGGCGTTTGCGGATGTCTGCGTTAGTTAACTTACTAGCTTACACTGTTGACCCTAAAGCAGTTACTGGTATGAGTGAGGAGGAGATAATTCTAGTCAGGTATAAACAATGCTTGAGAGAATTGGCACTTTATCCGGAGAACAAGTATAAGATATGGCAGAAGAAAATTGTTTCTGAGGTTTACGATAAGAAAATTATCGCCTTACCTTACATTGAAAGACAATGGTTCCGGACAAGAATATTCTCACAATGGTACCGTGATGAACTTACAGATATAGCTGATGAACCTATCAGCTTTGATAA